TGAATTGGTTTGAAGAAAAACGGATAATTAACGGATATTGGGACAACTTTATCTGTAAACATTTTTTTGGCATCGGCTCCAGACTTGGAAAGTATACCGAATCTAGCATCGGAAGATATTGTAGCTTGGTTGACAAGTTCCGCGCTTGACATAAAAGAGAATCCAGATCGTCTGTTTTTAAGGTAGCACATACCGTAACATCTTTTATCGGCTTTGCACGCTTCCCAAAATATAAAGAAGAGTCTGTTGGACTCTCTAAAGTCTGGCGCTCCAACATCAATTTTTGACCATTGCAGGTACATGTAATGAGTACCAGTAATGTAAGTAGCAACACCATCATTATAAAACCAAAATCCCTTTTCTCGTCTATTAAATTCATTGTCAATATAATCGTACCATTTTTCTTTAAAAGTTACAGAATGTTCTTCCCAGTCAAACCTAGTCTTTATTCTTTGTAATTCTTTTGGGTATTCAAATCTTTCCCAGCGTTGTTCCTTTTTGTTTTTACTTCGTTTAAACGGTTCATCTGCTGCTGGTAAAGCGATGCGGAGATTTTGTATTTCAATGATTTGTCCAATTTGTCCTGTTTTACTTATTATTATAAAATCATAATCAGAGTTATAACCATACTCCCATTTTTTAAACCTATTGTTTTTAGCTAATATTTTAGGATTTACAACGTCTTTAATTTCTTTCCAAAGAGTTTGTTCGTAAATCATTTACTTCTCCCTTCTGCAAAACCTTTAAATGGTTTAATTTCTCTTTTATTTTCTAAACCTTTTAAAATATTCTCTTCTTCTTCTATACGTTGTAATATTTCAAACGCATCCATAATACAAAGCTTTTTAGTAGCTGCAGCATTTTTTAATCTATCTGCTGCTAAGTCATCTGAGTCATTAGTTATGATTTGCTCTTCTGCTACTTTAATTAACTCGTCTACAGCTTTACGCCCAGCTCGGATTATATTCTTTCTCGTCTCCTTTGTATTCATGGATTAAAGCTATGTCATTTGATTTCATACAATAAAGTCGTTCACCTTCTACAATAAACTCAAACTCAGAGTTGGGTGTGAACGTAATAAGTGTCCCAGGTGTTATTTTAAGAGCTTCTAAGGAACTATTGCTATATTTAACTATACCAACATTAGGTTGCTCTTTGCTAATGCTAAATTTCTCTTTATTTAAAATAGGTTTAACAAAGCAATAATTTAAATGGCTATTGCCATTATACATATATATTTGAAAAGGAGAACAAAAGTAAAGATCATCTTTAAAATATGTTCCACTGTTTCTTTCAATACCTTTTATATCATAATATCTTCTAAATATATTATGATGTACGTATACTATATCACCTGTTTTTACTTTAGTTTTAAAAGCTGCAGGCGTAGAAACGACGACAGCTTTCTTACTAACAAACTTATGATCTTCAATACTAGTGTTAACAATGAGGGTTTTATCATCGATCTTCTTTGTATTATCATACCTGTCGTTAAAAGGTTTTATTATAAATTGATATAAACTTTTCACTAGTATTTTAAATCGTATTCAACTGATATAGCCATATTACGATTAAACTTTTTCCAAGGTAATACTTCATTGTTTTTCTCAATGAATATATTATAAGACTGATCATTGTCTTCAAAAAGAATATCGCTAATAGTATGTCCACCGTATACTTCTTGACCAGTAGAATAATGCATAGCATCATTTTTATAGTCAGAGCCTATACTAATCTTCCTTATTACTTTCACTGTATTCTCCTGTTTTAAGATCAACGTCTATATTACCATACTTATCTTGAAGTTTCTTTTTTACATTTTCCACAACTGATCTTTCTTGAGCAGCTTTAATTAGTAGTTCGTTTTCAACAAGCCTCATGTGGCCTAGTTGATAAAGTGTATTGTTAAAATTATTAGAAACTTCTTTTACTTCAGATAACTCTTTTTTAGTTATTTTATTTGCCATTTAATTTAATTTAATTTTTAATATATGCCCATGAAGAATCTAAAAATACTATTACTTCTTCTGGGTTAAATTTTTCGTCAACTGCTTTTTTGACGTCTGACCAACTGTAATCATGGCCAGCAATTATGCCTTTATACTTTAGCTTTGGTAGACATAATTCAATATCTTTTTTTACATCTTCATACTTGTGACTTGCGTCTATATATATAAATTCAAACTCACCGTTTGGAAACTTAGGTACTTCATCGTAACTATAACCTTGGTGATGATATATGTTTTTAAAGTATCTTGTGTTTTTATTATACTCTGATTTAACTTTTGACCACGTATAGCCAAACTCTTTATTAAACTCTTCAGTACCTTTAAATGGATCAACACTATGTATCTCACTAAATATACCACTAGAAGCTATCATTTGAGTCGACTCACCCATGTAGCTACCTATTTCTAAAGCTTTACCGTGATCAGGTAAGTTATCGCAAACATAATTTAATAAAAATGCAAAGCCAAAAAAATGATTATTTTTAGCTCTACCACTCATTCTCCAAGGAAGATGAGTGTTAAACCTTTGAGTTATCATTAATAATACGCTATTATATCTGTAGCAGTAGTTCCACTAGTATTATCTTTGCCATATATTTTTTTAACAAGAATAGGCATAAAAGTACCAGTAGGCACGCCTACAAATTTAACAGGCGTAGTGTCTCCTTCTAATAATACTTTAACATTACCAGTTCCACCTACATATAAGCAAGCTCCTCTTTTTAATACAGCAACTTCATCAGCTGCAGGTGTAGGTAGTACATCTTGAGCTACGTCATTTTTACCAGTTCCACTAGCTATTGTTATAACATTAGCAGAGTGAGCAAATCTTCTTGGCTCAGCAGCCATGTTACCTTCTAGTCCAGCAATATCTATTTCTATTGATCCAGCCATTTTATTTATTTATTTTTGTTATTTTTTCAGCACCACGACTTCCGAAGTATGCTACATAAACTGTTACCAGTAATGTTTTTAATAAGTCAACCCAAGCTGTATTAACTTCAAACTGCATATGAAAAGAATCTACAGACATTATAAATACTGAAGATACAGTTAAAAATATTAGAGCTAAAGGTCTAGTATTTTTACTTAACCACGAATCAGACTTCATATCAGCTCTCCATCTACTTGAAACTTCTTTTAACTCTTGTAAGTCTTGCTCTATCAGCTTCATAGCCTGCTCTTTATCAACTGGCTTAATCTTACTATCACTTGTTATAAGATTTTTTACTACACCAAGTCCACCTTGATCAGGTAATACGTCGCCAATAGCTTCTAAAACCTTAGGTGCTTTACTAGCTAAAAAAGCTCCGATCTTAGTTTCTTTAAACGTTTTCTTGCTTTCCATTACTTATCTTTCTTTTTATCTATTAAGTTTTTAACCATCATAGCTCCTTTAATGATAGTAGCAGGATCTAACGCGTTAGACATAGTCTTTTGTTCTAACTGATCTGTTACTACATTTTCAACTCTGTCAGCATCTCCTGTGCTACTATATTGAACGTTTTGATCTAAATCTTTACTTATCTTGTCATCGCCTGTTGCAGATACAGCAACTCTTCTTTTAACGTCTATATAATTAGGAACGTATTTGCCTAATCTACCATCCCATCTTTTTGGAGAACTAGGATCTAAAACTCTTTCTGTAATAATTTTAGTACCTATATTTTTATCTACAGGTTTAGCTTCCTGTTTAGGTTTTGGATCTGGTTTTGGATCTTTTTCAGGCTCATCATCTGGAATAAAAGTAATTCTTTGATCTTTTAATTTTTTCTTTGCTAAATATTCTTGATATTTATCAGGATTAGCATCCCAATAAGCTTTAGCTTCAGCTGGATCTACTCCTGCTTCTTTATAAGTTTTACCTTTACCTACTCCTTCTAAATTTTCTACTAGCTCCGTACCACCCTTTACTTTTCTTTTTTCTGTGCTAACAACTTTCATGTTGCTTTTAGCATCTTGAGTAGCCTGGTTATCTGCGTCGCTTTGATTACCTTTTGGAACTTTCTTTTCGTCACCTGGGCCTTCCATTAAATAAGTTGGAGTAACAAGACCTTTACGGACCATTGGGTTGTTTGATCCGTAAAGTTCTTTTGATTTTCCTTGGAATTTTAATTTAAAAGCCATAATATTTATCTATTACTTTTGAAATGCTTAGATAATATGCTTCCTAGTTTTTTAAGTTGCTTACCAGGTGCAGCCATATTTTTAGCAGCATAACCACCACCATCTTGATTAGTTTTCATTTTAGGCATACCGTGCATTTTTTTAGCCATACCATGGTGAGCTTTAGCCATTGAATCATCGTAACGCTTAGCATTAGTATCATACCTCATAGAGTTAGTTTTATCATACCTCATAGAGTTAGTTTTATCATAACGCATAGTGTTAGTATCTTTCATGCTAGCATGGCTAATCATAGAGCTAATATCTTTATCTAGTCTTTTCTTACCTGCTTTGCTAGCATTTTTCTTATCTTTTTCATCAGCAGCAACTCTAATAGCAATACCTTTAGCAGAGTTGTTATACTTAATTTTTTGCTTAAAATAAGCAGCAGGTGTTTCACCTCCACCATAACGAGCCATAGGAGATTTTTTAGCTTCTAGCTTTTCAATCTTTTTATCTACTCTTTCGTTTTTCTTTGTTTGTCTTTTAGTTTTTCTAGCTTCTTGTGCAGCTACTCTTTTAACTTTTCTTTTAACTTTACCCTTCATGTCAGAGTCTTTGATAGCTTGCTTAGCACTTTTAGCATCTCCAGCTTTAATAGCGTCTTCTGCTTTTTCCATAGTAGATTTAGCTTTAGGAGCTTTAGGAGCTTTTGCTTCTATTTTAGCAGCTTTTTTAGGTTCTATTTTTATAGTCTCATCTCTTTGAGGACCTTTACCATACGCTTTGTTTATTTTGTTTTGTACGGCGTTATATTCAGGTGTACCTTTATCTAGACCTTTTCTTTTCTCTATTAACTTATCTAAGTTAGGATTATTTTTCTTTGCTTCAGCATAGGTAGATTTAGCCATAGTTTTCATATCGGCCATCGAACCTTGCTTCATGTAAGCAGCTACAGTTTCCATAGCTTTTTCTGCTTTTTTGTATGTTATTGCTTTACCAGGCATGATTTTTATTTTTCGTTATTATATGCTTCTTGTTCCCAAGGAAAAGATGGGTGACCGTCAATCATCCATTTTCCATTGTATTTTATTTTTCCATTTTTTCTAGGGTAAACTTCCCCGTTCCAAGTAACGGTATCTGCGGTATAATTTAAACCTCGTTTACCATTAGTTTTTTCAAATAACTCAAACTGGTCAACATGTATGTCTTCATGCTTTCGCACTTTGTCATACTCTTTGCTACCAACTTGAATATCTAAGTCTATTGTTATAGCTCCATTTTTATGAGCCCTACCCATAACATTAGGCGGTTCGTCTTTGTGGTACACAGGCGTGTTATCCACAACGTATGGTGGTCTCATTTTAAAAGCCATTAATCGTATTTTACTCTGTTATTTTTAGTATTGTAAGGAAAGTTTTTATTAAACCAATCTTTCCTATCATCACAACCACAACCACCAGGTATCATATCAGCTATACGCTTTATACCTGTAGCAGTTGTAAATCTTTCAATTGTATCGCCAAGTCCTCTATCTTTCATTACCATTTAACTTTATCCGCCCAGTAAGCAGCTGACATTTTACCTTTAGCTATATTTTTAGCATGCCTTGCTTTAAAGCTTTTTCTTTTAGCTTTCATACGAGCAGACTCACCAGCTTTAGGTTTTCCAGCTGTACCAGACAATGTATTAACTTTTTTACCTTGTTGACCAAATCTAATAATTTTTTCTTTACCTCCAGCACAAGCTTTAACTATATGAGATTTAGTCTTATGATTAGGTGTTCTTCTAGGTTTATTACACTTTAGTGTTTTTTTATCTACAGCCATTACTTCTTTTTCTTTTTAGATGAAGCGCCACAAGGCTCGCCTGTAGCAACATTAATCCAGTTTTCTTTTTCAAACCAATCACGGAGTGTAGCACCTTTTTTACGAGCACCTTTAACAAAGCTACTACGCTTTCTTTTATATTTACCTTTAGATCCAGCAGATTGTTTAGCTCTGACAACAGCATCTCTTTCCTCTTGACTCATTGATCTTACTTTACTAGCAGGTAAACATACTTTTTTGGTGCCACCACCTTTAATCTTTCTTACCATATAATCTTCTTATAGATGCTTTACATCGTTTAGCTATTCTAGCTTGTTCTGGTTTACCACCAAACCTAGAGCGCTGTTCCATTACTGTTAGTATTTGTATTTTTCTAGCAAAAGGTTTATTAACTTTTTTAACTTTACTGCAAGTAGCACGAGCATCGGCAGGCGTAGCAAACTTAATACCAACAGTATCTTTTGGATTTTCATCTGTATATAATCTTCTACCAGAGCCTTTAGGCTTTTTACCAGTGCCTTCTTTTGGATCTTTATTTTTCTTTGCCACTGCCTAGTTTTTTCATAGCTGCGTTTCTAGCACACTTCATTTTTTTAGCATAGCTAGGATTCTTTTTTCTATTAAAAACTATTTGTTGATTTAACGAACCAACAATAGCTTTTTTGTTTCCTTTTCTAGATTTAATTAACCAGCTAGCTAAGTCACCACATGACAACTCTTTAAACTTGCCTTTTGCATCTGCGTATTCGCTGTCTTTCCACTCGGGTCTTTTCTTTGCCATTATATTTTACAGTTATGCATGTTAATAAACCAATTAGCCAATTGAACATCTCGTTTAGTAGCTTCTTTTCTTGACTTAAGTTTTTTAACTTTAGCACAAGTTACGTCACCACCATACAGTTTATTTATTCTAGCTTTTAACGTGCCGCGATATTCACCGCCACGCTTTTTCATTTGTTTTTTCTACCTAAGTATTTACCTGGGTTTCTAGTACATCTAACACCCCAGCCGCTAGCGTAAGCGCTAGGCCATACTTTAAATTTTCTTTTAGCAGCAGCTTTACAAGCGGGAGATATTTTAGTTCTTTTAATTTTTTTAGTAGGAGTACTTCCTTCCATTTCTTCTATATGATCTTCTACAATATCAGCTTGCTTACCGTGAGCTTTAACTGCACCTTTAAGTTGCTCTACTACTTCTTCTAGTTTTTTATATTTAGCCATGATTTATAATTTTCTACCTTTTTTATCTACTTGAACTTCTTTAACTATTACAGTTGTTTTAGGTTTCTTGCTCTTTAATTCTTCTAGTTGTCTATTAAGCTCTTCTAATTTACCATCAGCCTCAGTACCATCTTTAACTAAACTAGCAGTTATATTAATTTCTTCTTTTAATATACTCTGTGTTTGTTCAAGCATTTCAACTCTATCTTTCAGCTGAATAATCATTTTCTCGTTCCACTCTTCTTTTAGCTCATATTCTAAACGAGTGACTTCTATAGGTGGTAATTTTTTAGCTTCTTCAATATCTGCTTGCAATGTATAATACATACCTACAAAAGAGGCTGTAACCATTATTATAGCTACTACAGTTTTTAAGTCAAGTTGTATGTTGGTGTTTTCAGAGATCTTTGTACTCATTAGTTGCGTCAAATGACGGGCATGCTTTATTAGCAAACTCGTTGTGTGAATATATAATAGCTTCAGGGTACATTGCTTTTAAAGTATAAAGCACTGACAGTAAAGCATCTTTTTGTTTTTCGGTTCTAGTATCTTTCGGGGTCTTGCCATCTTCTTCAACGCCTCCGCAATAGCATATTCCTATAGAATTACGATTGTGCCCTTTGCAATGAGCCCCGATTTTAGCTATATCTCTACCACCGTGTATTTCACCATTTATATCGATGTAGAAATGATAGCCTATGTCTGACCAGCCACGACCTTCTACGTGCCACTTTCTTATTGTGTCTACACTTATATCTTGGCCTTCTCTTGTAGCTGAGCAGTGAATAATTATCTCTTTAATATTTCTCATGATGTCGGATTTAGTCTATTTACTTCTCCCATAAACTTTAAAGTCTCAGAAGCTTCATCTATATCTTGCTTTTGCTTTGCTTTTAAGTCTTGCTTAGCTGCTCTTTTATATTTACCTGCCGCACCAGATTTTCTAATAGCTTTTTTATCACCAGTTTCTATAGCTCCTTCTAATGTTTTCTTTTGATCTTCGGTTAACGATTTATCTTTTTTCTTGCTAGGTTTTAACTGATCTTTTTCAACTGCACTTATATTAGAACTAATAGGTGGAATTATATAACCGCTTTCATCGCTGTCTAACATATCTTCTATAGATTTTAAATTAGCCATAGTTTCATCAGCTGGATTTTTTAATTTGCCTACCATGTTTACCATGGTGCTAATATCTCTTCTCTTCTTAAATTTATTCATTACTTATTTTTTAGCTTCCACCATTTATGAGCTGTATAGCCTATAGTCATTAATAGTAATATTACTTCTAATATTGGTTCCATCCAATCTAAACTCGCGATTGTGAATGAAGTTATATTTAAACAATACAACTTTAAATCTTCTACACCAATCATTTGTTAGCGTTTAAAACTGCGTTTCCTTTGTATTCGCAATTATCAATTTTTAAAGTTGTTTTAATTGTTTCATCTCTAGAAACCATAGATCTTTCACCTAATGGTTTTTGCTTTGGGCTTATATCTTTTCCTGACATTTTTTATATTTTAAAATGAAGCTTTAATAAGGCTTCCTAATTTTTCCTTTTCTCCAGTGTTTGGATTTACATAAGAAGTAGTTACTCTTCCTTCTCCTTTGCTCATGTTTGTTTTTCTTTGATCTTGCATTTCAGCTTCAGTAGAGTCTCTTTCTTCTCCTGTAGCCATATTATAAGATTTACCACTACCACCTGGACTATATTCAACATCTAGTTCTGGTAGCATAGTTCCTTTAAACTTTTCTTCTCCTTCTAATCTTGCCACTGGATTTGGTATTTGTTGGTTTCCTGGTACATTACCGCTTCCTGGTAAAGTTCCTGGTATACTTGGATTTACATCCGCCATTTGCTTCATGCCTTGAGCGTTCATGATAGCATTATTCTGAAAAGGCATTTGACCCATATCAGTTTGATTCATCATATTGTTGTTCATCATACGGACTGGTGATCCAGCTCTATTTATTGGCCCGGCTTCTAGCACTGCTTTTTTAAATCCTGGATTCATCTTTGTGTCAGGATCGTTAGCTTCGTTTACTAAAGCTTTATTAAAGTTAGCCATACTGCTTCTATTTTTTCTACTACCACCTAGAACTATATCTATAGAGTGGCCTTTTGTTTTTCCTGGTACTCCCATTATTTTAATTTATCTTTGTTTGCATATCTTATAGCTGTGGCCGTAACCTTATAACTATATTTATTATTTTTATCTAATACTTTAGTAGGCATATTTTCTTCACCTAACATAATACGATACATTCTACTTATTAGCTGTTTGCACTTATACGAAACTTTATATATATGATATTTTTGGGTTGTGCGATTTCTTTCTCTCCACACTATAATCCACCCTTGTTTCAATAATCTGTTCCAGCGTCTGTTGTCCCAGCTATAAGAGTACGTACCTTTCTTAAAATCATCTTTTGTAAAGAACTCAATAGCATCAAGATATATTAATAACTCAAGGTCCGCATCTTTAAGATTACATGTTTTACACGCCCATTTACGTACTATTCTGTAATGTTTTAAAAGTTTAAGATCTTTTAAGTCCGATGAGGTTAATTTTCTCATAGTATAACTACAACATCGTGTTCTTTAATAACCTTATATTGTTCTTTGTTTATTTCAATATTAAATCCAGCTGCTTTATCGTAATAAATTTCATCACCTGTTTTTAATACTTCTACATCAGAGCCAGGTTTTATAACCTTAGCTCTTCTGTATCTAACGTCTTCTCTTTGCTTTTCAGCTAAAATTAAACCACCTTTGGTTCTAACGTCAACTTCTTTTATTTGCTCTATAACTATATACTTACCTACTGCTTTCATGCTCTGATATTATTAATAACACAATCAGTTGATAATATAGTTGTTGCTACTGAAGCCGCGTTAATTAAAGCGCTTTTAGTAACCAGTAAAGGATCAATAATTCCGGCTTTTACCATATCTACCGTTTTTCCTGTAACCACGTCTAGTCCTCTACCTTGTTCATCTGGATCAACATATTCTTTTACGCCTGCATTTTCTAGTATAAGTTCATATGGCTTACGTATTGCTTGATACAATACTTCTTCTCCTATTGACTCTGGTTTTAAATGCATACTAGCGTTTAGTAAAGCAATCCCACCGCCAGGTACTATACCTTGTTTAATCGCGGCTTTTGTAGCACAAATAGCATCTTCTACCCTATCTTTCTTTTCTTTTAATTCAACCTCAGAGTTAGCACCTACTTTTACCGTAGCTACTTTAGCATTTAATTTAGCTAATCTCTTTTCTAATCTAATTATTATATTAGGATTTTTAGTATTTTTAATTTGATTTTCTAATAAATCTATAGTTTCTTTTACTTTAGGTTTATCAGATAAATCTACCCTTAATATAGTTTCTTCATGATTAGTAACTGACTTAATACAAGAACCTAAAAATTCAGGCTGTATAAGGTCCATATCGTCACCAAGGTCTTCATTGATAAGTTTAGCTCCGGTAACTGAACATAGATCTTCTAGTATATCTTTTTTACTTATTCCGTATACTGGCGCATCTATTACGTTTACTTTAATATTGCCTTTCATTTTATTCATAGCTAAGGCAGATATTACTTGTGGATCTACGTCTGCTATAATAAGTAAGCTTTTTCCATTTTTAATTACATATTCAAGGATCGACTGAATTTTCCTTATGTTGGTTATTTGTGACTCAACGATGAGTACGAGCGGATTATCTAACTCAGCCGTTCCTTTTTCTTTGTGGGTAATAAAATGGTTATTTTTCAAGGCTTGATCATATTGTACTCCTTCTATCAACTCCACTACTGTTTCAGGTTGTTCATTAGTTTCCATCATAACAATACCTGTTTCATCAACCATTTTAAAGGCTTCACCTATAATCTCACCAAGCTCTTTATCATTATTAGCAGATATAGTAGCTACTTGATTAATTTTTTTACCAGTTACTTTTTTAGAGTTTTTAGTTATATACTCTAAAACTTTAGTAACTCCTTTGTTAATTCCTTCTTTCATACCTCTTTCATCATCTAACAAAGAGTGTGATTGAGCTTCATCTAATATAGCTTTAGCTAATACTGTAGCTGTAGTTGTTCCATCACCAGCATCTGATACAGTTCTTTGAGCTGCTTGCTTTATTAGTGTTGCTCCAATATTTTCAATAGGATCTTGTAGCGTAATAGCATTAGCTACACTTACTCCATCTTTTGTTATCTGTGGTACTCCGTTGCCATCTTCTAGTATGACACATTTACCACTCGCTCCTAGCGTTGAGCCTACCGCATTGGTTAGCTTTTCAACGCCAGTTAATACCTGACCTCTAGCATATTCGCCAAAAGCCAGGTTTTTAACTAACTTTAATTCTTGCATTTGATTTAATTAAATTATATTGTTTGAATACTTTACTCGAAGGTTTTAACTACTTTCGGTCCTTTGGTAAACTCTAACTTCTTAGTATAATGCTCTATCGAAGCATCAATAGCTTTTTCAGCGCCATCAATCGTTTCTCTTCTAGTAACATCGATCCAGTCATCAGAATCTATATGCTTGTATTCGGTTTGTAAAAATCCATTAGGTAATTGAACTATTCTCCAGTTTGATTTTTTGGTAATATGTTCCCATAACTTAATGGTTTCTTCATTTGGTTGTGGTGCACTAGACCACGTGTTAGTGCGGGTATATAAAAACGTCATTGTATTTGGTTTTAAGTTAAACGTTGGTTATTATATACTATCACTTGATAGTTCGGTTATTTAATATTTTAATAAAGAAAGAACGCCGGTCTCACTTTAGTAGTTGCAAAGCCGGTAGTAAAACTATTTATATTTGTAGGGAAACTACCTGATATATAAGCTTGAGTTGTAGATACTTGACCAAGTGCACTATTTAAACCTCCTTGCGCGGTTAATAAAGTATCAGTACTACCTCCGCCTTTTATTGATAAAACAAGAGCAATTGCTTGTCCTACTTCAATATCACTTTGTCCACTCTCTTGAGTTAGTGTAATTTCTTGTATTCCATTTGTAGTGCCAATATCGTGATTAACTATACTTGCAAATAACTCTCCATCTAGTGGATCAAGAGTAGCTTTGTATAAAGCAATACTAATATCTTCACCGTTTGCATTAGGAAAAAATAATTTAATCTTTGTAGGCGACATCTTAACAGTGCTAAACCATTGTGTTAAGTATGTTTGTTGTGTACCAATAGTTGTAATTGTTCCAGCCGTATATATTGGTGCAGGACTAAAACCAGGTGTTGCCGTAACTACCGTTGAAAAATTACCATCACCTCTTAAAAACGTGGTAGATGTACCACCTGTTGGAACATGACCCACATTGCTTCCACCAGCGTAAGCTCTTGATTGAGCTGTAACATTACCAGTTGTAGGCGTAATTACTAGTGGTGCACCTGTTGAAGCAGCTGGTGTAGCAGCAGTTACTTGAGCAACACCACCTGATATACCAGATCCATCTATATTAACATTGTTAGTAGCTAGCTGAGTTACTGTTATTCCACCACTACCAGATACTGTTACATTATCTGTAGTACTATCGCTTCCAGTTAATCTAATAACTCCAGCGCTTGGAGCTGTTAAATCGTAAGTAGTATTAGTATCAGCTGTATATACAGGTATATTTAATACCTTTGTGTTAGTATCAAATGTAGCGGCACCTGAAGTTCCTGTAGTAGTTAAAGTTAAACCTCCACTAGCAGCATTTACCAATGTAGATAATCTAAGTGATTTAGTTTCATCTATAGGTTTACTAGTATTAGGATCTATATCAGTGTCTGTTATGACTAGTATATCATTGCCACTATATGAAGTTTTTAAAGGATATGTTTGAAATAAAGGCATTTATTTTACAATTTTATTATTTCTTTTTTTTCTACGTTCAGGCGGTAGTTTGTCTTCAGGAACCCAGCTAAATAATCTAGTATCAGCTATATCATGTAACAAAACTGTTTTATCTGTTACTTCCCAATTATAAAAATATTCATAGCCAAATAGTGCTATGTCTGGTTCCATGGTTTCTATTATCTTATTATTAAACAAATGTCCTCCATTTGCAAAATTTAAATCTTCGTATGTGCTTAAACAATCATCTATAACTCTACTATTTACTGTTGCTCCATATATGGCACAGTCTATCAATGTGTGATGATTTTGAGTTCTTTTCATACCGGCAAAGAAACAATGTTGATCAGTTAACTTATCAAATATAAAACTAAAAGGTTTTATAGGTTTACAATCAACATCTAAATATATACCTCCATACTTTTTTAAAAGTAGTAGCCTTATTCTATCGCAAATAAAAGCTATAGGTATACCTGAGTTTAATTCTAAATAAGAATATAAATACTTATCGTCTTTAAATTCTTTTAATACTTCATTGCCCCAAAGTTTATGTTCAAACTCTGGATTCATGTCTTTCATTTCTTTGCAGAACTCTACACAATGCTTAGGCATAGGATCTGGACCTATCCAAAGCTGGTGAATTATTTTAGGTATCATCCTCCCCAGTTAGCTCCTTCACCTGATCCACTGCCAGATCCTGAGTCTAATCCTTTACTTGGATCATGAGCATCTACTTCTGGGTGGTTATGTACGTTGTTTGCTTTAATAGATCCATCAGTAACATCTATGCTAACATCGCCATACTTCTTCTCAAGAAACTTTTTTAAGTTAGCTTCTTCCTCGAACATTTTTAATAGATCTTGCTTTTGTCTTTCGTAAGCTACAGTTACAGCAGCCATTGTTTGAGTGACTTCTCTTAATCTAGTTTGAAGTACTTTTACTTTTTCTAAATCTTCTTTTTCTAAAAATCTTTGTTTATCTCTATATTTCATATTATTAAATTTAATTGTTAGGTGGCCCAGCTAGTAACTATACCATTACTTAAGGTCACAGCTTTTTGTACAAAACTTCCAGAACTTGATCCTGGTGCATAATAAAATTTAGTTCCGCTTATACCGCCGCTAAGTCCAACGTCACCAGCACCTAAACCTTCAACACTTGCTTCACTAAAGTCTACGTCACCTTCAAACGATACCGTATCTGTAAAAGTAGCTTGTTGAGCATTGACTGCACCAGCAGTTAACGTATTGGAAACAGTTACACTCGAGTTGAATTCACTGTTTCCTGTTACGTTTATAGCATCTTTAAATATTATTGCCATTTAATTTGATTATCCTATTTTTGTTATTAAAGCTCTTATAGCTCCTGCACTAATGCTACTTGCTGTAGTTACTGTAACAGCATTAACACTTGTTCTATCTACTTTAGCAAATACTGTTTCTAATGTGCTTGTATCTACTATTTCAACCATTACATCGTTACTATTTAAACTATGAGTAAATACGTGAGATGTACCAGAGCCTGAGTTATCGCCTGCAAATTCTCTTCCTGTTATTCTAGCATCTACCTCTGTGTCAAAATCTGTAACAGCTGTATGAGGTATTGCTATTGTAGTTTGCTGCGCATTTGTTATTATACCTGCTGCGTTTACTGCTATTCTTGATACTTGTGTAGCACTTCCATAAGTAGCAGCTGTTACGCCTGAATCAGTAAGTGTAACTTCACCTGCTGCACTAACATCAAAGTTAGCAGCTGCGAAGCTTGCTATACCTGGTGTAGTTGTTGTAGCTAAACCGATGTTATTTTGAACAGTTACCCAGTTTGCTAATGCAGTTGGTGCATCTTGTTGCGCTATTAAGAAATCACCTACTTCAACAGTTTCAGTAAAGAAACTACCAGGATTAGTTACAACATATGCCCAACCTTTTTTAATACTTGATGATGGGTTTGAGTCAAGGTCTGGTGAATTAATAGCAGCGTTATAACCACCTTGAAATACTAAGTTACCAACTATATTTGTATCAACATAGTTTTTAGTAGCTGCATCTTGAGCAGAAGTAGGATCTGTAACATTTATAATCTTATTACTATCCATATTAAGATTTGCAGCTGGATTACCCCATCTAGTTATTGGGAAATCAGCTATACTCCATCTTTGTGCAGCAGCAGAAGCACCTCCAGTAGAACTATTATTTGTAGCTAAAAATAAACCACTACCAGTCCAAGAACTACCAGCGCCAGCTGCAGTTATAATATTAGCTGATCCACTGCCACCGTTTGAAGAACCAGCACTATATTTAGCGCCTACTAAATAAGTTCTTGCAGATTGTCTTGTAAAATCTATACTTTCACCAGATGCTGTAACATTACTAAAACTTACAGCTTGAGTATTGGTTACTGTATCTGAAGTTCCATTTACAGTTATATCCCAGGACGTCATACCACCAGCAGTACCACTAGCAGCTGCTGTAATTTGACCTTGTGCATTTACCGTAATGTTTGCTAATGTATATGAACCAGCTGTTACCGATGTATTTTTTAATGTTATTGTAGCCTCTCTTGTTCCTGCTACTTGAGCACCTATACCAGTGCCTCCAGATATAGTCACTGTTTCGCCATCGCTAACTGTTTGAGATCCGCCTCCATTTGCTGCTATTGTCCAACTTGTGTAACTACCGGTTGATGGATCTACCCATGCAGAACCATTATAGTACTTAAATACGTTAGATGATGAGTTATATATAATATCTCCTGAGTTTGCACTTCCAGGGTCTGATGCTAAAACTTGCAATCTAGCGTTTAACAGTTGATTACCGTTAAGATCTATATTATTTAAAAAATTTATTGCCATTGTTAGTTGTTTAGTTAAAATATGCTTGCCCTGAAAAGGCTGCAGTAAAGGTTATTCTTACATTGTCTAAGTTTAGGTACTCTACGTCACCTATAACTACTTCTTTTGCTGAGTTTACTACTGATACTGCCGGGTATTTGTTTAAATTATGAAAAACCGTCCACTGAATAGCAGGCACACTCTGCGTATATACAAAATTTTTATCGATACCAGCGTCCCCTAAGCTCTCTAATGTAGCAGATTTAGTCTTAAATTTTGGATCTGTAGCTTGAGAGTCAGTAATTACTACCAAATCATTTTTATTTGGCGATTCTTTTCGGGGATATGTGTATATTATTGCCATATTGTCGCTTATTTATCGTATAATATAGTTATTCACACGTATTTTTGCAAATTTACCTGTTATTATAGTGACAATTGCCCCTTATTATACTACTTATAAGGCTAATGTCACACTGTTATAAGAAATATAGAAGTAAAGTACTGTACTACCACAATAATATTTTGTATTTGCAATGTAAAATGCATTTTTGTTTTGCGGGTCCCGTACATTTTAGTTTATAATTTTGTATATATATGACATTTTGCAATTATATTGCGCAATACTTTGCCACTTTTACTTTTTACTATTACTATTAATTACAGAATAAATACGATGTTACTTAGATAATATTAACAAATAAATAAATAATTAAATATGACTATTAATTTAAAATATAATCAACTAAATAAAATTCTAAATAATAATTCAGAAATAAATTATATAATCGACTCAGAAAATTTCTTCGATGAAAATAATATTGACATGAATAAATTTAAAAACAATACTTTCATACTATTTGAATATACAACAAACTGGCCTGAAACTATTGAACTATTAAATAAACACAACATTGACTATTCTGTTTATACTGACGAATTAGATTTAGACTACATTATTATTTAAATAATAACATATTAAAACTAATTTTAACATTCATTATTGTAAATAATAGAGAGGACATGTGTAGTACCTCCTAAACAAAACTAACTAATAAACTAATATACACCTTTTAAAACTAAATAAATATGAAAACTTTAACTAAAAACTTAAACATTATTTCAACTATTATTTTCTTAATATTAACTTCAACTATCATATATAATATAATAACTTTTGGAATTATAAATTATATTTCATTTAATGGAATTTAATTACAGAAAAAATACAAAACTAAACAGATAATATAATAAACTAAACTAAATTAATAATAAATAAAATAAATAAATATGAAAACTAATAAATTAACTACAAAAAGATTTGTAATCAGAAAGTCACTTTTAGGTACTAATACTATAATCACTTTCACTAACAAGAAAAATATAACTTTTACTTATGACCATGATGAAATTTATTCAACATTTCAAGAAAAGTTTGAAAGTATGCCGTGTTTTCAACAGTACAAATCTTACACAAATAGTAATACTGTTCCAAAATTCTGCAGAGAATTAAGTGAAATGTCTTAAAATGACAATATATAATAGAAAGTCCAGTTAGTTCTACTCGTTTACTGGTAAATCAAATATGAACGAGACATAGCCTGAATGGTTGGACGAGAGGTTCGATTCCTCTCCGGGTTACAAACTAAATACGAAAGTCGTATGATAATAATATAAACTAATTAAAATAAATAACTATGTATAACGTAAATAATCCTTCAAACTGGTCTTGGTCAAAAGCTTTTGATGAAATGAACAAAACTGTTCACCAAGCTGAAATAACTTCTCAAATCATTAATCACTTAGCAGGTTACCCAGGTGACTCACACGGTGAATATATGAAACTATCTAAAGAAGATAAAGATAATGTTTATGAAATACTACCTCAAATACTATAATTATGAATAACTTAAATACTACAATCGACAAAGTAGCAATGTCAGAGTTTGACATGCACTACTACCAACTTGGTGACAATGAAAAGCAATGGTGTCACGATGAAATGGTAAACAACCCAAAGTGGCTAAAGAAAGACTGGGAAGACCCATTATGGACTATGGCGGCAAAGTGGGAAGCTGGATTACCAATATATGAAGAAATAATAATTACTTATGAATAATCAAACATTAACTATATTAGACT